AAGCAAACAAAGATTGAATCTGAGTTTGAAGATAGAGATTTAACGCAAGTAACGAGATTATAATGGCAAGAGTAAAACCATTAAACACCATCGTTGATATTAAATTAGAAACAATGGAAGATATTGCAGATGCTTCTGCCAATGAAGTGATCGAGCAAGTAAGAAATAAAAAGATTATTAAAGGTAAATATTCTCCAAGATACGCAGCTTTTAAAAGAGCAGAGGGTAGAGCATCAAGGCAAACTGGATATATTGATCTTACTTTTGATGGTGTAACTCTTGATAGTTATATGCGATTACCAAGCGAAGCAACTAAAGATTCTCAAACAGTTGGATTCACCAACAAAGAAGCAGAGAATGTTGCTAAAGGATGGGCGAAGAAGAAATACAATCTATTCGCAGCACCAGTATTGAAAGCTATTAATAAGATCGTAGATAAAAGAATTGATAAAAACTTAAAAAGAAACTTTGACCAGGCATCTGGTCGAACAACCATAACAATAGGTTAACTCACAAAAGAGGATATAAATGTCAGAAAAAGAAGTCGGTCAGGACGTAAAAACTGAAGCCGTTAGTGATAACGTAAAAGATCAAGCCGTAACCAGCAACGAAAAAGCTGAAGATTATAGTGTTCCAGGTTATCGGTTCAGAGAACTCTCGGAAGCCAAGAAAGGCCTTGAGAAAGAACTCATGGGATTAAAGGATTCTATCAAAGAAAGAGAAGTTGCCGAAGCTGAAGAAAAAGAAGATTGGCGAAATCTCTATGAAGAAACCAAGTCCGAAAGAGATCGCTTCAAGCAAGATGCTGAAAAGTTTCAAGCTATTGAAAGCTCAAGGAAAGAAAGACTTCTGGAAGATTTTCCAGAGAACTTACGAAATAAGCTCTCAACCTTAGATTCTGAAACGCTGGAACAAATGAAAACAGAATTTTCAACCAAAGTTCCTCAAGTAGATAATAGTGGTGGAGGAGTTTCTGGAGGCAAGGTATTAGATTGGAAGAATCTTAGTCCTTCTGAAAGAAAAAAGAACTTCGCTGATATTATGAGGGGCAAGAAATAGGAAAAAATAAATAATGGCAAATGTAACAACAACAACAGCTGCTAAGTAAATTGGCAGCTCTAAATCGAGGAATTAAGCTGGAAGGCTAAGTCGTAAGATAAGCTAATCAGAACCGAAGGCTGGTCTAAGATCAGTCAGGGGCAGAGCATAGATACTGAAAAGATATAATGTATCCAAGAGGCCTCGACAACGAAAGTTGAAAAGATATGCCGAACTTTAGGGAAACCTAAAGAAGTAGAGGATAAAAAGCCACTACGATAACAAATTGAATTTTATTCCTGAGGTGTGGCGTGATGCCATTCTGGATTACGCTGAAAGAAATTTCAGACTTCGTAACCAAGTAACTGATATTTCAGATGCTATCGAAGGCGATACAATCCATGTACCTCGTGTGAGTGAAGAAACAGCTGCAGCTAAATCAGCAGATACTGCTGTAACCTACTCAGCTCAAACTGATGGGGAAACTCAAGTAAGTATGGATCAACATCACTACGAAGCAAAGAGAATTGAAGATATTGTAAGAGTTCAAAGCTCATACGATCTATTCAACCTCTATGCTCGTTCAATGGGATATGGAATTGCAAAGAAGATTGAAAACTATCTTGCAGTTGATATTCTTCAAGCAGCTACTGCTAATGATGTAAGTCTATCATCAGATAACACCTTTACTTCAGCTTTAGTTCGCTCTGGCTTACAGAAGCTCTTAGATCAAGGCGTTGATTACACCAATGGTGATACTTTCTTCTATGCTTCTCCAGCTTCTTATATGAGCTTGATGAGCTTGGGTGAGTTCTCAGATTTCCAAGAGCGTGGACCTGAATCAAGTGGAGTTGGGCCAAACATCTCTGGTAATCTTGGTATCATCTATGGTATGCCAGTTTACAACTCAGTAGATTGGGATGATGATGGTGGTTCTGGTGATGAAACAGCAACTATCTTTACAAGAGATTCCGTATTGTTCGGAATGAATATGGAGCCAAGAGTTCAGTCAGCTTATGACATTGATCATTTGGCAACATCAGTTGTTGTGGATACTCTATTTGGAGCATCACTATCTCAAGCAGCAGGCGATGCAGCTGGTCAGGTAGTAAACTTCAACAATCCTTAATCGGATTAATTAACTAAGGGGGAGGTCTTTATGGCCTCCCTCTATTAAGACAAGGAAATATTATGGCGATTGATTTAACCAATGTTGCAGTAAGTACTGGAT